GAAGTCTGACAGTTTAGGCTCTTGAAACAACCACGTTAAATCGCGTACAACGGCATTAAAGTCTTCGACATACATACGCTCTATCACGTCTTCCGTTGTGCCGCACAATTCCTTTAAAACGCGTTTTACGGCATCTGTGCCTTCTGACTCCGACCGCCAATGCTTCATAATGCCTTTGTACATACTCACGGTAATGTCCGCGTAGCTTTCTGGTATTCTAATTTTGACCTTCACGATACAAAGTATTTACCTGTTCGACGTAGCAACTTGTTCAAGCAAACATAGCGCACAGCATCGACGCAGTGATTCCATTCGTCCCTTGGTTGATTTAGTACACGTCCGTTCTTGTCAGTCATCCATTTGTAGTTGCGAAATTCCTTCTGCGCGTTCAGGCTGGTGTCCTTGACGTACAACTTGTACCTGCGCATCACGTCAATGCCAATCCGAACAGAGTCTGCACCCTTCTTTGCTGGCTTGATATTAAAGTTCATCCTGTGAATTTCCTCGATACTTTTAGGTTCGGCTGAGTCCGCTATAATTTCTTCGTGACGCGTAATACCCAACTCCTGTAGTTTGTGACCTATATCACTATTGGTAAGTCCGCCACTATACATAAATTCCTCGATGTATAACGCGTGGTCGTGTTCGTACACCTTGACCAAGGCAGTCGGGTCATTAGCAAAACCCCAGTCAATACCCCATGCTAAAAACTTAGCGCGTTCTGGTAGTTTGCTGTAGACGTCATTGCGAAAGATTGTTTCTCTGCTTTGTCCACGCTCACCTAATCCGTAAACCGTCCAATAATATTCGTCCGTGTCTCGTAGGCGTTCAATCTCATTTATCGTTTCCTGATTCAGAAATGGGTTGTCGAGATAGGTAGACTTGTAAAACGTAGCGTCATCACGCGGAATAACCTCATCGTAAATCCAGTGGTATTCATCTGACGGGTTGTAGTCAAGAATGACTGATGGTGCGTCAAGGTCGTGCGACGTCCTCAAAGTCAACTGTCGATACGATTCAAGGTCTAGTTCGTTTGCCTCGTTGATAAAGCAAAATTGTCGTTTAGCCCCTCGAATTTTTGCGGGCTGGTCAATTGATAAAAACTCCCACGTATTGCCAAACAAATTGTACGTGTTCTCAGTCTTGTTGTGGTTGCGCTCGTCGTACCAGCCTTCACGGTCTAGGATAAACAAGAAGTCACGCATTACTGACGCACGTAACGAAGGGAATGCCTTACGCACGATAGTTAAGACGTAGCCTGCGTTCTGATTGCGATAACACCATTCGCACAGCACCGTAATTATGGAAAACGTCTTGCCACTACGCGTCCCGCCCTGAAACACAGCTACGCGTGTCTGGCAGTTCTTTAGGTCGTAGTATGTCTTTGGCTGACGCATAAAACAAAAATAGGGCTTGCGCCCTACTTTCTTACTTTGCTACGTGTAGCGTGACTTTGTACACGTGGCAGTTTTTAACTAGTCCAGCCTCGATGAAGAAGATGTTCTCTTCTCCAAAATTGTATTGGAGTTGCGACACCAATTCTGCGTGGTCATCTTCGCTTAGTCGCTCCGTAAAGTAAGCCTCAAACATTCGCTCGTCTACCATGTCAGTAGCTGAAAGAATGATGTTTGGGTGGCGAAGGTCGCAAGCCTGTCGTGCAGTCGTTGCGATGTCCTGTTCCAGCATCGACTTAATGTTGTCGTTGCTTTCGTCTCTTAAAAAGTTTGTGGTGTTTGTGTTTTCCATGACACAAATATATACAATCTGTATTAATCCACCAAATTTGTATCATTTGCTCCCGTCTTTTCTAACACCTCATCAAACCAACTTGGTGCGCTTGGGGCTTCTTGCACCTTGATTTCTGTCTCTGTCTGCTTAGGCATAAAGTATGGCATCATTGCGCTTAGTGCCTTTAGGTATTTCTCGTCGCTGTTCTCGCGTAAGATAGCCAGCGAGTTTTGGATGTTTTCCATCTCGCCTTCCATAACCTGCACAAACAATTCCCGTGCCTGTGTAGACACCTTGTCTTTTACGCCTTTGCGCCTGCCTTTAGGGTTTCCGCTTTGTCCTTTCTTAAATGGCATTGTATTTTTTGTATGCTTTGTACGCTACACAAAATGTCAAGGCAAGGCAAGTCACGTTAAGTACATTTGGATGCCAATGCTCACCACATAAACCTAGTGCGTGATATAAAAATTCCATTGTTCTTTATTGTTCTTTACAATACAATTTGCTGCTTAAAGTGCGTAATTACCTGCTCAGTCTTTTGCTTGTAGAATGTCTTAAAATCGCCATTAGAGCCTTGTGATTCCCATAACTTATATAAGACGTTACGTAACCTCTGGCTTTGTGTTTTAGGCTGGTCAAAGACGTCTAAATCGATTTTGTCCAGTTCCTCGATTTCTGACTGTTCCAGTGTCTCACACGCCTTAAAGAACAGCATACCGTAGCTATCGACTAACTCGTCAATCTGCATGATTTCGCTGCTAGTCTTTTCTTGAGTAATAAATCGGATGCTGACTGTCTTGTCCTTTCTCCGTTGATACCCATCTACTAGTCCTGCTGTTAAGATTCGCACGACGCTTCGTATGCTTTTTGCAGTTTGACCAATCGCTCCTTTAAGCATGACCCGCAACGCGTAAACCGTGCTTTGTAACCTAGTACGTCACGGTACATCTGGTTAGCTAGTTTCTGTGCTTTACTAGACATTACGCCTTTGTCTGCCTGTGGCTTGATGATTGTTTCGTACTGCGACTTTTGTTCAGGCGTCATCTCAGTAGCATACGGGAACAACTTGTTTAACTTGTCCTTGCGTTCTTGACACCCGCAGTCATCTGTAATTGCCTCGACTACTTTCTTGATTCCTGTAGCTTCGGTAATTTTTTCTACGGTATCACCCAGCCCCTTTGATTTCGTTTTCGTGCGCTTTGATAAACGCTTTGGTTTTTTTGATGCTGCTTTGGATTGTTTTCCTTCCGATTCCTGTGGCATTGGTCAATGAATTAATGCTGTGATTGTGAAGATAGTAAATTCTAAATATCTCAGCGTCAAACCAGTAGCAAGATTCCAATAGCTTTTCAATAGCTGCTAGTTGTTCTTTGTGGTTCAACTCCTCAAACGTGTCAGGCATATTGCCTACCGCGTTTAGGGGATAGTCAAAGGTCAGACCTTCCTTCCATTTGCGATACTTGTAATAATACCTTGTTGTTTTACTGTAGGCGCAAAGGTACAACCACCGTTGCACGTAGTAAATAAGTTCGCCGCGTTCGCACATCGCCTCGTACTTGTCAGTTTCACACTGCACCAAGTCAAGGCACATATCCTGTAATAAGTCGTCGCCGTTTTGACCGACGCATCGCACGGCTATCTCTCTGAGTTTGTCGTAATTCTCATTTATGAACGCCTCTACACAGGTCACAACTCCTTAGTTAGTTTCTTAAAGAATTTGCACAGTTCCCGTAGTTCCTGAGTCGTGAACTTACGCGCTGTGTTACTTTCTAATATAAGTCGCTGCGCAGTGCCTGACCCGTACACCTCGTCTAGCTTTATGCCAAACTCGTAGTTTCTGCCACCCATGACCATATTGCAACCTCCACATTGCGGTTTACAGTTGAGCGTCAAGACCTTGCCATCAATTTCTTCGTACTGCCAGCGCGTACTGTACTTGACTCGCGTTTGGAAATGCCCTGCTTGCATACCCTCCTTTTCCCAGTACGTTGTTTTCCCACACGTCCAACACGACACATAGCCGTTTTTGTCGGCGTGACTTTTGCGAACGTAAATAGAATACGCTGCGTCTAAGGCGTTAACTGCCTTGGTGCGCTCACTCATGCCACAATATAACAACAAAGGGACGCATTACGCGTCCCCCTGCTGTTGAAAACCCACAAACCATAACTGTGAATGCGCTGCAATCTAATCATTTTTATTTAAAAGCGACTCATCGTACGGAGCGTAATTATCTAAATGCCTTCGCAAGCGCGAACCGATGCCGTCTGGCTTCATCTCTACGTTGCTGTCAGTAACAAACTGTGCAAGCAGTTTTGGGTCAATGTTTTCCATCATGCTTTGCGTGTAGTCTAGACCTTCTTGCTTTACGTCACGCTCCTTAATTTCAGTACGAATCTCACCCTCGTACCTGCGCAGGTATTCTAGGATTTCTGCCGACTTCAATCGCTCGTACAGTTTGCCAAATTTGCCCATGCGAATCATGTCGAAACACACAGCAATTTCTTCTAGCTTTAACGTAGGATGTTCTTGGATAATTGCGCGGCAAGTAAACGTCAATTCCTCGTCCGTGCTTAGTGTCTTTTTCATATCCATGTCGCGACACAGTTTGCCTACCTGCGCCATAATCCACGCGCGACACATTTCTGGGTGATACCTGACTGCCTTCTGAATGTTCGTGCCGTTATGCCACGCTTGTTCTGGCGTTACGCTCTGGACTTTACCCGTTAGTAATAAAGTCGTTTGCTGATTCAAGTGTGAAGTTGTCGCCTTTAAATCCTTCATTTTTCCTTTCAAATTTACTTTGATTCCTAATCCAATTCCGTGCGGCTGCCTGCCAATCCTT